GCTACTTTTTTTGCAAATGCTTCAAGATCGATTGAAGTTTCAGGAGATTTTCTTTCTTCTGACATATCAGTCTCCGTTGATGAGGATTTCTCCTCGCTTGGCTGCTCAATTTTAACAGCATCTGCTGGTGCAGTTGAGTTAGCCTGTAATATTTGTTTTTGGTACTTTCTATACTCTTCCATAGAATCAAAAGACTTTGCTAGTCCAAAGGTTGCCCCTTGGTTGCAAGGTACTGACACTACAGATACTTCAAAAAGTTCCGCGTCTTTTATTTTATATCCATCGGTTTCAGTCATATACTCAGAATCCTTACATCTGAATCCAACTGAAAATGCTCCGAGGACACCATCTTTCACCAAATGAGTAATGTCACCTGCGGCTTTTGATATCTTTGCAGTTATCTCTAAACCTTTATCTGTGACTTGTAAATCCGTTGCTCTACCGATAGGTTTGTTATAATCATGGTTAAAAAGTATAATTGGATTACCTTTAAAGTTTTCCAATCCTCCTTTCATCCATGCTTCGCTTTCGATTATATCTCCAGCTCTATCTAGTGCATTTGTACTTGCAGAACCTTTGATGTTTATTCCACCATCTTCGGTTTCGCCTAAAGATTTAAAAGTACTCGTCCATTGATAAATTTTATTTGACATCTTTTTTCTCCACTTTCACAGTCTTTTTAGGAGCAACTTTTTTAGGTGTTACCTTTTTAGGTGCTGCCTTAACTGGCTTTGGTAGAGTAATAGGATGTCGTTTTGCTACATACGATAAAATTCTATTCCAGCTACCTATTTTTCTACGTAAAACGTAGTCAAATACTGGAACATCGTTACCATATGATTTGTATTCAGCTAATGTCATTGTTTCAACGCCTTTTGACGCCATAAAGTCTGAAAAAGCCTTTACCATCATATCTTTTGTCATAATTATTCTTCCTCGCTTGGCGGAGTTTCTTGTGGCCTCCCGCCTTCTTCTGGGTTGACTGCTGAACCTGCGATATTTGCAGGAACTCTTGGTGAATCAAACCCTTCGATTGTTTCAAGTCGTAACGCCTCCCGTGCTTCATTCGGTGTCATTATACCTGTATTCACAAGTGTGGCGTAATAGCCAGCTTGGTCTCTCAATTCTGGTTGAAGAGCAGGTATATCTGATACATTCTCATCAAGTTTGAAACCGAAAAATCTCTCGAAAGCATATGCTATTTTATTAGTAATAGGTAATATGGTTTCTAAATAAAACAAACGGTGGTTAGGTCGCAAATTTGCGTTATTACCACTGTCCATTAAAATTGGAGGAATACCTAAAGCTTTTAAGATTATCTTTTCGTTTGAAGCAATTCCTTCTTGAAAGTCTAAGTCTTTAAAACTAATTTCTGTTAAGTTTTCCACCTCTAATCCACCGTCTAAAAACAATGGTCTTCTACCACCTGACTGTGGATTGTATCTAGCAACCCATGCCTGTAACATTCTTTCTTTAATTTTCTCGGAAAGAGTGTTTGGTGATTTTAAAACTAATCCAGGCACTGCTCCATTCTTGAAGAAGTTATCCTGAAATCTTCTCATGCTACCTAGTAACTGCATAGTTCTAAGTGCTGGTTTTAATCTTGGTACTCCTCTATAAATAGATTTAAAGGAGTTTTCTTTAATATGTATAATTTCTGAAGGCTTGTAGTCTATAGTATTATCATATGAAAACTTTTCAATGTAAGTGTTATCATCAGTATGTATAGTTACATGCTCCGCTGGAAGATGGTACAGATGTGCGCCATCAAAGTACACAAAGATATTTCCATCAATCAGTAAGTCTATTAAGAGATTTCTTTTAAATGTGCTTACATCTTGAAATGGATTAGGCTCTGTGTTTAATAACAAGTCTACTCTACTTCTTCTAATATTTTTAACTACAGGATTTGCTCCTTGTATCTTTTCTCCAATGTCGAAAGGTATCTCAGCTGCGTCATCCACTATCATGTTGACTGCTCTGTTGACTATTTCTAATTGTTCGTAAGCATTTCTATAGCTATGTATTACTTCTTGAGACTGAACAGTAGTACCTTGGTCACGAGATATAACATATTGCGCAGGGTTTTCTTTAACCTCTGAGCTTCTGTTTATAAATCTGTCATACCATGCCATATTTGTCTCTCTGTATCTCGACCCATCTTTGTTGTTTTGTCGCTGTTACTAGCTTTGGGCGTTTTCCGTATATGGCATGTAATCTTAAATGATGATTATGACATAATGTAACAGCATGTGTATAAACTTTATCTTCGTTTTCTTTTATAAATTGTTCACGAAGTTCTAATATTTCTTGTTCTTGAGTTATAGTTATCTTGTTTTTATGTAACCAAGTTTCTAGTAGTTCGGTTAACCCATAAAAATGATGGAAGTCTAGATTTTGTTGTTCTCTGCAAATGTAACATTCCGTGTCTTTTTTATATTTAGACTTGGCCTTGTCACGAACATATTTTACTAAATCTCTTTTTAAATCCATAACTTTACTTGTATAATAGAATTTTATCAAACTTTCAAGCTAAAGTCAAGAACTATTTTTTGAAGGGGTAATTAAAAGCTAGTGACGCTTGTCTCAAACGAGTATAATGCGTAGCGAAGGGCGTCTGCCATGTGAGATGCCATATTGTGTTTGGGTTTTTCCCTTAAAAGATTAGGGTTAGGATCCCATTGGTACTGGTCTAAAGAAGCTAGGCTTTCTTTACATGCTTGATGTACCATTAGATTATCATTATCTACTATACCTGCCACATGACCTATACCGTCTAATACAGATTTCTTTGCGTTAATAGTAGTAATATCGTAATTTTGTGCAAAGTCAAATCTTGTTTGTTGAGCTGCAGAGTCAATATAGATATAATCTATATCCCATTTGTTTATAAGTTTTTGTATTTGAAGTGCATGTTGTTCTGTTGTTTTTTCTGCGTCTAAGTACTCGTCTAATAAGTAGTACTTTTGTGAGTCCCAGTCGTATGCTATTACACAAAAAGCAGTAGGGTCTCTATACCCTACGTCCATCCCTGCAAATACATCCATCTTACTAAGGTCTAGTTCTGATAAATCAGCTACGCATTCTTCGTGACTAAATGCCCATACTTGACCTTCAAACACATTAAAGTCTGCCATGTATTCTTGGTTAAATTCAGACTCAGACATAGTTTTCTTTGCTTCTACGATATCTTGTTCTGAAATACGTGGATTTTCGTGGTAGGTTGCTTTGATAGAACACCACTCTGGAAACTGGTCTGAGAATCCTCTTTGCCAAAATTCTGAAAACCAATTATTCCTACCCCTTGGAGTAGATATAAAGAGTGCTTTTGAGTTCTCTTTATCTAGTGTGGGCCTGAGCGCAACATTGAAAGCATCCCTCCCGTCAACGAGAGCGGCCTCGTCGAATATGATGAGATCGTATGATCTACCCACAACCGAGTCAACTTGGTTAACGGAACCCATACGTATTGTAGAACCGTTAGAAAGTTCAATAACTTTATCTTTTGCATTGTCTCTTGTGACCTCCAAGTCAAAATGCTTAATCAGTCCTCTTTGTAATTCAAAAGATATCTGAGAAAGCGAGTAGTTAGGTGACATTAATAAAACATTAGAGCCAGGCACTAAAGTAATTAATTGACCTATTATATTTGCAATATAAGTTTTACCTTGCCTACGTGAAACTGCGGCAGTAATAAAACGATATTTAGGATTGTTGATTGCATTGATGATTCCATGCTGTGAAGTGTTTGGTGTAATTCCGAGTAAATTCATATACCCATCAATAGGTAATTTTATAAATCTTCTATCATCAAACTTCATTAAACCGTCTGATAGTATGTCTGTTCTGCTAATTTGTATCAATGTATTTTCTCGTTTTCAAATAAAAAGTAACTTTCCTCTTCTTCTAGTATTCCAAAGTCTTTTGCTTTTTCATATAAGTAGCAATAGGAAGCTGATAGTTGTTTCAGTTTTTCTTCTGACGGTGTTAAATCTCTTCGTTTTTCGGTATGTAGTACTTGTGCTAAGAATTTTCCTGCATGTACTTGTCCCTCGTCTAGCCATAGTAATCTTCCGTCTTTTTCTGGTGTGCTCATCTAGTCTCCTATATGTATTAAATCATTTGAAATGTGGTCATTGTGCGTTGGTGGAAGATATGGCCATTTCATATATTCCCAGGCAACACTATACCTGAAATCTCTACTAGTATTCTTATAACATCCATGAATTAAGTTAGGATGAAAAAATACTGCAAAAGGTTCGTTTAATTCTACGTCTACAATGTCTACTTTTGGATTTAGGTTTATCCAATTGAACACTCCATGAGAAGATTTATCATGTTTAAATATTCCTCTAGTATGAGAGCGTGGAACTACTCGTAAACATCCGTTTTCTTTTGTTGCTCCATTAACAAATACGTCGCAACTTACTAATCTATCAGGAATTGCATTTATATAATAATTATCTTGGTGCCAATCTACTGAAAATCCTACTTTAGGCATCATTGGAAAAAATTTAGATATGTAAGTACCTAAACTAGTTGTCTTTAGTAGCCTTTGTGCCACTGATAATAACTTTTTATGTCTACCTAACTCTTTTAATTCATCTGAATAAGCCATAGCACCCTGTAATTTACAGGGATTGCCAGGGCTATTGTATATCCATTGGTCTTTCTGCGCCGAAAAGTACTTAGACTCCTGTGTTAAATCTTTACACGTGCGGTTAAGCTCTTTATGTTCCTCTTTTGTGAGAAAATTTCGTATTACTACGTAGCCTTCTAGACTAAATTTAGATATATCGTAATTCATTTACCATTTTACTTTGTTTGCCCAGTATGCGGCAGACATTTTACCTCTTGCTATGTTCTTTCTGTGTCTTGCTTTAAAACTTTTTCGCTTCATTTTCATTCTACGAGACTCTCCAGCTTTAGGTTTCCCTGCTGTCTTAGCTCCTTTCTGTCCGAAACGAATAGTTTTAATCTTATTACCTACTTTTGCCACTACTATGTGTGACTTTGTTTTATGACCAGGTGTTCTTTTAGGTTTATTAAATCCTCTAACTCCTGCTCTTTTTAATCTTGGGTCTCTTTTTTTAGGCATTGTGTTCTCCCTACATTACCTGCAATACAGTACCTAACAAATCCATTTAAATTGGGTTGAGTACTATGTAATACATCACTTTTAAATATATATAAGTCTCCTTTTCTAGGAAACTCTGTTTTACAAAAAGTGGGATTAGCTTTATCATGGAATAGTAAAGCTCCTGTCTCGTTAATGTCATGTATATAATAACAAAAAGAGTACTCAGGAGTTACTTGATTATTACCAACGCCACCTGATGTGTGATTATGAATACCTGTGTATTCTCCAGCCTCTTGAAATGTAGCCCATAAATTAACAATTTTATAATCTATAGGAAACTGTTTTTCGACTAGGTTACAGAACTCTGTAAACTCTGGTTTATCTTGTAAGAAAGTATTAGTATGTCTAGGGTTAACCTTTGACATCTTAAATCCAGAGTTTTTATACTTCTGTATACTGTGTGCTATACCAAGAGTATCTATGTTTAAGTTAATCTTGGTAAAAGCCACTATCTACGTCTCTTCATTATCCTACCAACTCTTGCTTTTTTCGCGAAAGTTGCTTTTCTAGGTGATTTAGTTTTTCCAAATCTTGGTCCGATTGGTTTAGGTGCTGATCCATAGAAACCACCTACACTACTCATTGGGCTTTTTGTATTAACAAAAGTTCCAGCTGCTGCATTCATATCTCTGGTAATACCTATCTTTAATCTGTGTTTACGGATTTTCTGAGTACCATGCTTACCAGTAGGGCCACTTAAAAATTTAGCCATTCTTTTCTCCTATAAGCTGTTTTATACGCTTATCTCGAAAGGTACACTTTTTTAAAGTAGTGTATTCTTTCAGTTTCTTTAATCTTTTTAACTCTTTTGCTCTTTTCATAATAAGAGAGGCGGTTTTTAGTTCTAGCCCTTGTAGACGAATGATTAAATCTTGTCTTCTATCTACTTGTTTAGGGTTCATTACTTCTTCCTTCTTCTAGTTGTTTTTCTTTTTCGTTTAACAAAAGTTGATACGTTTCTTGGCTTTCCTCCTGGATTACCTGCTCTTCGCTTTCTTGTAACTGCAGAACGTTTTTGAGCTGCTGTCATTCTTCTAGCTTTACTTGCTGGTACACACTTAGGATAACCTCCTTTTCCTCTTGCGGACTTTCTTCCACAAGGCGGATGTCCTCCACCTTTTCTCTTACGAGAAATATCTACCCAACCTTCTTTAAACCATTTAGTTAGTCCACCTTTTGGTTTTGCCATTATTTTCTCTTACGTCCAGTACCCATACGATACCTTCCGCCTTTGGCTTTGTAAGTTTTTACTAGCCATCCATTTGCATACGCTGATGGATATACCTTGAACTTTCTTTTTGCCTGTGCTTTAATCCTTGCGTATAGTGCGGGATTGGTAGGTACAGGTCTCTTTTTTGCCACCTTCCTTTTTGTTTTTCTTTTTTTAACTGCCATAATAAAAGTGTAGAGCTCCCCACTCATAACTGAAGAAGAGAACTCTACGTAGGGTATTAACCTATTTGTCCTTGGCTTTCCACACGTTCAATGCGCACCAGTCCATAATCATGTAAACCTTTTTCATCCAACCATCATCTAGTGGGGTTGGAGTAATAGCTGCTACAAACGAGCAGACAGTTACGATTACGGGAACAACAGATATCAATTTTCCAATTAGTATGAAAAAATCTATCATATTTCTCTCCTCAGTCCTTTCCGCTCTTTCGAGCAAGACTGCTTTACCACATATTTTTAGCCGTTGTGGTTACTATTCGGCTTAAATACGTTTGTTACTTTCTTACCGCTTTTTATTTCGGCTGCAACAAACTTATCCTTAATGTCAACTTTACCGTCGCCATTTAAGTCTTTAGGGTCTTTCCCCTTAATTATATTCCAAATTCTTTTAAACATTCATTTCTCCTAAAGGGCGGATTGGAGACCCCTCGATTTATTTCCGTGTCATGAAATTTACTTCATGCATTTTTGCTTAGTATAAGGTCATCCAATCCTAAACTTTTGAGTAGTAGTCATTACATATTGTACACTTAAAAGAACACGCTTTTACTTTTGTTCTTTTGTTATATTTTGTGTTATCCCAGGGATCTGTAAAATCTACTGGGTTATGCGCAGTTACTTGCTGTATCTGTAGCAAAGGTCTGGTTTTTACTTTATTATTATGTAGTGCCCATCCTAATGCTAATCCTTCTCCTGAAGCTACTCCAGGGTAAGGGTTCTTGTATTCTGTTGATTGCTTCCTAAATAGAGGCTCAATCTCTACCAAATTCTTTCTCACTTCTTTTGCTGTTTCTTTTGTCAAAGAAAACAAAGTAGCATGTTCTAATATTGGTGCCCACTTGTCTGTGTCTTTACCCATATACTTTAATATAGGTTTCCAATAATTAGTACTAAATCTTAAGTCATGATTTGTAACAGTTGGTACCATATGAGCTGTCATCCCAGGAGACCAAACTCCTAAGAAGTAACAACTATTATCATAAACTGGTTTGTGATATAGCGATCTTACCATGCTAATATCATCTACAAACTTTTCTACTACATGCAATCTATATGTTAATCTTTTTACATCTAGTTGTAGTACTGGTCTGCCTGTCTCTATTACGGCATCCAATGCCCAAAGTAATTTATCAAAATAATTAAACCTGGGTTTGTTATAAGGTATGATTACATGGCGTTTACCTGCTAATACTTTTTTAACTCTCTCTGGTTTATCTGTCATTACCCATATCTTCCAATCGGGAAGTGTATGTACCCACTTTTCAAAGTGGTTTATATAGTTATCTCCAATAATACTTAATGAGATATCAGTAACTCGTGTACTCTTCATTGTTTCCTTATAAGTGTAGTATCTTAAGTGTTCGTCAATACTCCAGCAAGGTTGTTTACCAAACACATTAGGAATACACGAGTTTTCTAGGTCAAGAGCTCCCGTATACTCTACTTCTTCTTCTTGCCCTTTTTCTTTCTTTTTGCTATGGCTTTTCTTAAAGCTGGTGGTAGTTTTTTCTGAGCTGCTGTTAAGCCTCCCATTCCTTTTTTCTTCTTCCCGCCTTTCTTCTTCTTCTTGGGTCTGCCGACCTTTGAGCCGTATGTTCCTTTGCCTTTTGGCATTATCACCTCCTATTACGTCCATTTTGGGGGATCCAGTGGACACTCTGCCCATCTAATTTTTGTCTTGAGGGGCATAAAACAATGACAAACTTTACAAGTTTTCCAAAACTTACTATAGTTTGGACACTTCTTGCAAATCTTTAATCTTTCATCTGGTTTTTTCTTTGTCATATTTAATGATTCCTTCAAACGAAGGGAAAATTAACCAAACTTTTAGGTGCTTAGGTTTTAATCTTTTTATTGTTGCAAACCACCACTCTTCGGGTTTGCAATTCACATGGTAATTTGTACCATTTGGAAAATGTTTCTTCGCTGGATTACATGATATGGTAAAGAATACACTATGACTTGCATAGTTAAATATTTCTTCTAGTACTTTATCACATTCTTCTTGATGTATATGTTCCATAACATCGGTACAAATTACACTATCGTAAATTCCAGTAGGTTTTTTATCTAAGCCTTCTACTCCTGGATCGTATAGTGTAGGCATTGGTATACCCGCTGCCTCATGCATTTTATGTTCTGTATATTGGAGGCCTTTTCCGCATCCATAATCTAAAATAGTTTTGGGTTTATAGCTTCTACAAAAGTTTGTGAACTCTGTGGTATGTCTACGTATAGACGTTCCTGTCATTACGCCCCACCTGGCTTTGTGTATATCCTTATATCCTGTTAATAATTCTGTTGGGTTCACTTTCTTCTTGGTCTTAATGGATTATGTTTATTTCTTTTCAAGTTCTTTTTCTTTGCTAGTAATTGTTTTACTCTAGCACTTACTGGTGTTTCTTCCTCAACTTGTTCTACTGCTTCTTTTAAAGCTTCTTCTATTTGCTTAGCCATTCTAACGCTAACTCCTTGCTTGTAAATATTTCATGTGTATCTCCTACTAGATGCCACATACCTCGTTTTTCATAAAGCTCCCACCCTTTTGGTAAAGCTTTTGTACTTGGTGATTTTTTTAAATCTTTCTTTTCGTATTCTACTTTCATTGTTTTCTCCTAGTGCATTGTTATCATTGTGATAACTACACCGCTTAAGCTTACAAGTAAAAAACCTGCACATGCTATTAAGATAGACTCTATTCTAGTAGCCTTCTCGTCGATTCTATTAAATCTATTATCAGACTCGCTTTCCATATCTTCTATCTTATTAAAAATTGTTTTCCAACGCTCAGCACATATAGCCTCGTGTTTTGCTAACTCCGCAGCTACAGCTTCTACTGATTGCATTATTGTCTCCCCTTTGCTTTGTGGATATTTCCACACTTATGAAAATTATATCAAAATATAGAACTCTTGTCAAGTACTATTTTCGTATGGTATATATTTTAACTGGTTCCGACTTGCCTTTTACAGTCACCTCGTCTAAAAACTCGTAATCATAACCTTCTACTAAACTGTGTTCAGATATAATTAAATCTGCATCGTAATTCTTGCAACTAGATTCTAGCCTAGCAGCCAGATTAACAGCATCGCCGAGAACACTGTAGTCAAAGCGTGTAGTACTACCAAAGTTACCCACCACGCACGGCCCGGAATTGATTCCAGC